AAATCAGTACCGCATCGTCGGTGTCGCTCATCATCCCCGTACCGTGGATATGGCGGCGGGTGCTGTCCGCCTGTGCCGAGCCCAATATCCGCCCCAAATCGATGCCCCGCCCGTCGTCCCAGCCGCGGACAAACTCGCCACGCATGTCGGGCAGGTTAAACGTGCTGTGGCCGTCGCCCGCGCCGTAGGTTGTGCCGTGGACGGCGAAGATGCCCGCATAAAGGGTGCGGGACACTTCCGCGCCGTTGGCTTTAATCCACCCCGGTGGGGCGGTCGTGCCCGTGTAGTACGCCATCAGTCCGCTGGGGACGGCTTGGAGGAGTTGGGCAAGGATGGCATCGATTTTTTCGTTCAGCACCTTGCCCTGCGCGGCGGTAAGCGCAGTGTCAGTGGCGGTGCTGTTGAGGTGGTTGATTAGCTTAACCACCCCCGCCAGCGTTGCCGTGGCTTGGGCGAGTTCATGCGTATGCCCCACCGTGCCGTTGCCCGCCCAGTTGGCGGTGCTGCCCGAAAGGGTGGACGGCGTAGTCAGCGTGATGCTGCGGTCGGCGGATAGGTCGCCGCCGCCTGCCAGCCCTGCGCCCGCGCTGATGATGCGGTTGCGCTGGCTTTGCTGCGCAGCTTCCAGTTCTTGTTTCAGCCATGCCGTGCGGTTGGCGAGCTGGCGCGTGGGTTTGTTGTCTATGCCGTTTTCGCCGCCGAGCACGGGGTCGGTGGTTTCCCATTGGTAGATGCCTTCTTCCCATTGGGCGGTTTCTTTAAGGTTTGCCATGTGTTTTCCTTGATGATTGGGATGTTTGCGTTTTTCAGCCTACGCTTGCGCTACGGCATACCCTTTTATACCCAAATCAAAGATTTGGACAAAAGGGCAAGGCTGCCTGAAATAGCTGCCTATGCCGTGCCACGGTTAAACGCGCCATCGCGCGTGGCTTGCCCGTTGTGGCGCAGGCTGGCGGTTTGGTAGTCCAGCGCGGCGAGTATGCAGCGGGCGGGGGCAAAGGCAGCCAGCGTGCGCCGCAGCAGGGCGGCTTGGTCGTTGGTAATCGGTGCATTCATGATGATGCGGTAGTGCGCCCAGCGGTCGCTGTGCCCGTGGCTGTACCGCCCGTCGCGGCGGATTTCGCCGTTATGGGTTTTATTGCCCATGCGCTCAATCAGTTCTACCTGCCCGAAGCCCAGCCGCCGCACAATCTCGCGGATTGCCCACGGTGTGCCTTTTTTGCGGTGCAGCTCGTATGCGCCTTTAATTAAACGGCGGCGGGCGCTGTCGCTCTCTGCCAGCCAATAACCGTCTTCATTCAAAATGCTGCGGCTTTCCGCCAGCAAAATCAGATGCTCAGGCGCGACTAAATCCACCAAGCGCGGCATCAGTTTGGGCGTGTCCAATAGGTTTAGCCGCAAGCCTAAATCGGCGAGGATTTTGTAACGTTGGTCGCGTTCAATAATTTGGGCGTAGCTCAATTTCATGCTTAACCGTCCTGCTGTTCGGGCAACACGCGCAGATTGAGTGCCACGCAGCGCGCCCATTGGTTCGGCTTAATAATGGTGTGGCTCGGCGATTGGAGGATGACGTTGTACACGCCCGCTACTTTTAGGCAGCCTGAAATCGCCAGCGGCACAATATCGCTACCCAGTTTCTGCCGCCGCTCGGCTTCAAATGCCGCCCATGCCGCTTCGGCAGCGGCTTTGGTTTCCGCCGCATTCGCGCCTGTAAACAGCACCAAATCAGCATCTACGGTGTAGTCCACCACTTTGGGCGCGTAAACCAGCACCGTGTCGCACAGCGGGCGTTTGGTTTCGCCCGACAATTCGCGCTGCACTTGGCTAATCAGCTCGGCGGTCGGCGCACCCGTTTTGGTTAAAACGGTTACCGCCACCGTACCGCCAATGGGGTTGCCCGATGTATCCACCGCGTTCGCCACGTGCACATCGCAAATCGCAGGCGACACCGCCCGCGCCCAGTATTGATACGCACCCACGCTGCCCGCCACGCTAAACCGCTCGGGCGCAAGCAGCACCCGTTCGCGGTAGGCTTCGTCGCTTTCCACTTCCGCGCCGCCTGTCGGCACGCTGATATTGGCTGCGCTGATTTGCGCCGCGCCCACCAGCGGACTTTGCAGCGCATTGATTTGCCCGATAGACCAGCCATTGCCGCGCGTGCCCGTGGTGGTGCATTCCGCCAGCAACGCGGTTTCAGGCTGCCCCGCAGTCAGCTGCCCTTGTTCAATGGTGGCAAACAGCACATCGCCCGCGCCCACCAGCGTGCCGACAGGGATATTGACCTCGCTATGGAAATCGGCAGCAGCAAAACGCAACGTGCAACGCGCGGCAGACGCATTTAGGCGCGGCGTGTTCACATCATCGCCGCACAAATCCAGCATCAAGCCCGTGGCAAAGCGCGGGTGCTGCTGGCGGAAACTCTCGTTAATCTGCCCGCGCAGCAGGGTTTCGCGGTAGGCAAAAGTGTTAATTAGCAGTCGTTCAATATGGGCGGGCTGCAAGGTTTTGCCCGTGCGCTGCTCGTAATCGGCAATCATCTCGGCGAGCACCGTGTCGGGGCTGTCGTCCACAATCTTTACGGCTTCGCGGGTTAATTCAGTAACGCTCATGGGGTCAATCCTGCGGCTAATCCTGTGGTGTAAACGGGGCTGGGCGACAATGCGCCATTCAATCCAGCGGCGATGCGCCATTGCACCCGCATTTGAATGTGCGGTGCGCTGCCGCTAAACAACACGCGTTCCACCACCGCCCGCTTCTCCCAAGTTTGAATCGCCAGCACAATTTCGCGCACCGCGTTGGGGCGGAACACGTCTTCGGGGGTGTCCAAATAATCAAAATGGTTGGAGCCGAAATCGGGGCGCAGCACATCGCTGCCCTTGCGCGTGGACAGAATGTGGCGAATGCACAAATCTATGTCGTCCGTGCCTTGCGTGATGCCTGCGCCATCGGGGGCAAGTTGCCAATGTTGGGAACGTGGGGTGGGGGTAATCATGCGGGGAATGATAGGGTTTCAGGCTGCCTGAAACTTTTAATGCAGATTAAAAAATGCCGCGCAAAGTTCCTGATGTCAGGAATTTTGCGCGGCTGTTTGATAATGTATTGGTGTCGGCTGTTTTGTGAATTGGAACAGATGGGGCGGTTTTTCTTTACCGCTCGTTCACCTTCGTTCCCGTAATCTCCCCGCCTGCGTCAATATTGCCGCCCGCTTCAACATCGCCCGTAATACGGATATTGCCGTTGATTTGCGCCGCCGCCCCCTTGCCGCCGCTGCCCGTCATGCCGCCTTGATACGTCAAGCTGCCTTGCACCAGCAAATTTCCCGTGGTCGTGGTTTGGGGCGCATCAAGGGTAACCTCGCTGGCTTGCACCAACACTTTGCCGCTGGTTGTTACCCGCACATCGCCTGTGCTGCGGTCATGCTCAATCCGCGTGCCGTTGCGGTACTGCAAAACGTGCAGCTCGGCATTGCTGGCAGGCGTAGGGTCGGCATCGTTGTAGATTGCGCCCAGTACCGCGCCGCTTTCGCCCTGCGCGTCCAGCAGGCACACCACCAGCGTGCCGACATCGGGCAGGCTGTAAAACTGATTGCCTAGCGCGGCGGGCGTAATCATCGGCAGCCAGTCGGTTTGCAGGTTTTCCAGCGCGGGCAAGGTAACGCGCAGCGCGTGGCGGCTGGCATCTACGGCAGCAACCGTGCCAAATTGCAAGGTGGCGGCGAAGTTATGGCTGGGCTGGCGCATCATTGTGTTCACTTTCTTCTGCAATATATTCAACCATTTTGATTTCCAAATCCGTGATATAACCGCGCGATTTGCTGTAATCATGCCGCGCCTGTTTCACCAGATAGCGTCCGCTAAATTTACCCATGCGCTGCAATTCAATCACTTTCCCCGCCACCAGCAGCGCATTGCCAAACAGCGTGATGTTGCCCGCGCAGCGTTCCTCTTGCGCGTCTTGCAAGGCGGCATCGGCGCGGGCGTTGGTTTCGGCTTGGCTCTCGCCCTTGTTGGGCGTGATTTTCAGCGTGTCGCCCGAAGTGTGCCGTTTGGCTTTGCCGCGCAGCGGTTGGGTTTTGCGCTCGGCGCGAATGGCGCGTTTCTTTTTCGCATCGTAGCCTGTTACCACCGCCTTATCGGGCGTGCCTTTAATCAAATCGCGCAGGCGAATGGAAAGTAGGTTTTCAGGCTGCATCACCAGCACCGCTTCTTGCTGCGAGAGCGCATCGTTGCGGGTAAACACCAATTTTTTGTCCACAATTTTAAACGTGTGCCCATATTGCTTTGCCAGCCGCGCCAGAAACTCCACATCGCGCTCTTGATACTGCGTGATGCGTTGGATTTTGATGGGCTTGATGCTGCCTGAAACCGTGAGTTTCAGCCGTGCGGCGATGACTTTCACAATATCCGCCAGCATCATGTTTTCGTAGGCTTTGGGCTGCAAGGTACGATTGGCGTGGCGAATGCCTGTGGACAAGGCTTTCAGCGACACCACGTCGCCGCTTTGCTGATTACGCTGCCATTCAATTTCCGCCAGCTCAAAGCTACCCCAGTTGATGATGCCTGTGAACTGGTCGCCGCAGCCTAGGCTGAGTTTGTCGCCTTGTTCGGGAAACCATGAGCGCAGCCAACGCCCGTCCACATCTTCAAAATGCAGTTGCAATTCGTCCGACTGCTCGCCCAAGTAATCGGTGTAGCTAAACGAAATCAAATACGGTTCAACGCTGGCGGTAATGTCTTTTTGCTCGTAGGTCAGCACAAAGTTTGGGCGGGTAACAGGGTGCGCGGTCGGCGGCGGCACGGTTAAAGGCTTTTTCAGGCCGCCTGAAAGGCGGTCTAATAGGCTGTCTAAAATCATCGTCAATCTCCAAACCACGGCGGCAGCAAATCCTGCCGCTGCGTTTCGCTTTGCCGTATCACAGGCACAAACACGGTTAAGCCGCTGGCGAACTGCTCGGCAAGCGGCAAATGCGGGTTAGCAGCGATTAGGCGGTTAATCGCCAGCGCGTTGCCGTAGTGTTGGTGGGCGATGTTGTCCCAGCGGTCGCCGTCTTGGGTGGTGTAAACCAGCACGCCGTGGGTATCTGTATTCATGCGCTATCCTTTCTTGCCGCCACAAACGCGGTCAAACCCTGCACCGCCGCCGCGCCGTTGCCCAAACTTTCCGCCGCCGCATCCAGCGCGGCAACGCCCGCGCTAAACCAGCCGCCCACGCTGCCGCTCTCTATCCCTGCGCGAAACTCGCCCACCGCGCTGCCCATCTGCTGCGCCGCCTGCGCCGCTTGGGCGGCAAACTGCGCCGCGCCCGCCAAATCGCCAAAGCTCTGCACGATTTCAGGCAGCCCGTTTAAATGGTCAAGCGCGCCGCCCGCCACGCCCAATACATCGCCCACCAAATTCAGCACGCCTGCGGGGTCGTTTTTAATCTCCCGCGCCGCCTGAATCAGGTTTTGCATCGCGCCGATGTCGTTTTCCACCGCGTGGTAGATTTTGACCGCCGTGCCGATTTTTTCCGCAATGGGATTCAGCGCGTTTTGCATACTTTCAGGCAGCATTGCCAGCAGCGGGTTTTGTTCGCCCGCAACTACCGCAGGCGCAGGCAGCGGATTGTTCGGGTCGCCGACAAATTCTTTTAGTTCTACGTCTATTTCCCGCGCGGCGGTACGTCCGTTTTTATCCATCTGCAAGGTGCGCGCCGTAAGCCGCTCAATCACAAACCAGCCGACAAACCGCCCCGTGCCATACACCAAACTCACCGCCTGCTGCGCTTCTTTGGCGGCAATCAGCCCGTGATACGCCGCGTCCACATCGCCCAGCTTCCAATGCAGTTTTAGGCTAAACCGCAGCTCGGTGAGCGCATTGCCCATCGCTTGCAAACGCGCCCGCCCCGCCAACACATCATGCTGGGCAAATTGCGCCGCGTGGGTTTCCTCCAAGCTGGCAAAGCTGCCCAGCAGCTCAAACGCCACATCGCCCAATTGCGCAAACATCAATACGCCCTCCGCTCGCGCTCCGCCATCATGCGGCGGAACAGTTGTTCAAATTCGCGCAGCCCCATTTGCAACGCCGTTTCAATTTCCTGCCGATTGCCGCCGCCTGATGTGTTAATCGTCGGGGCAAAATGCACCACCACGCCGCCGCTGCTCGCGCCCTGTTGCTGCGCCTGCTGCTCACTGCGCGCTTGGCGCAAGCCGTCCGCGCCTGCCGACAAACGCGCCGACAAATCGCTGCGAAAGCCGCCCATACGCTCGGCAAAACGGTTTTTCAGGCTGCCTGCCAACTGCGCCACACGGCTCACAGGCAGCGATGCGCCTTGGTTTACGCCAATGGCTAAACCCTCCGTAATGTAGCCGCCGTAAGCACGGAACACACGGCTGGGCGAGTGGATGTCCATGCCCTTGCTGCCGGTAAACGCGCCTTTGATTTTTGCCGCAAAGCCTTGAATGGTGGCGACGGCTTCGCCCATTTTGGCTTTGATGCCGTTGATTAAGCCGTCTATCATCATGCGCCCAAAGTTGGCAAACTGGGCAGGCAAGCCCGCCAGCCACGACCAAACCGCCGTAAAGGCAGCCTGAAAGGCGGTAACGGGCGAGAACGATGTAATCAGATTTAAAAGCGTGTTTAATGCCGTGCCAAACAGGGCTTTAACCGTTGTCCACATATTGCCGAAAAAGGCGGCGATGCTATTGGCAATGCTGCCCACAAGGTTGCACAAATCCTGCCACAGCAATTTCGCCCCACCGACCACGCCGTCCCAGCGCGTGTAGAGTAGATAAGCGGCGGTTGCCAGCAGCGCAAGCGCAATGCCGATGGGGTTTGCCAGCAAAAATGCGCCCAAGCGGGCAAAGCCCTGCATCAAAATGGGTATATAGCTGCCCAGCGTAGCAAAGCCGCGCAGCACCCAGCCCAAGCCCGAGCCGAGCAGGCGCAGGCTGCCTGAAACTGCGCCGCCGATGCGGGAGAATGCCGATAAAACCATGCGGGCACTTCTTGCCGACAAGCCCAGCAAACGAAACGCAGCAATGCCACGTCTAAAGCGCAGCAACTGTATTGCGCCGCGCACCCGCAGCAAAGCCGCGTTAAACGACAAAATTTTGCCTACCGTGCCAAACAGCAGGCTGCCAAGCAGGCTAAAACCATAGCGAACAACCAGACTGCCCGCCTTAAAGCCCGCAAACGCAGCAATGGCTAGGTAAACATTTTTAATCAGATTAGGGTGCGCTTGCGAAAAGCGGATAAACTGCTCCACCATCGGCTTTAAGCTGTTCAACAAATCATTCACCGCAGGCAGCATTACCGAGCCGATGCTGATGGCTAAATGTGCCATCTGGTTTTTAAACAGCTGCCAGTTGTTTGCCGTGGTTGCACTGCGGGCGGCGAACTCTTTATCCATACTGCCTTCAAAGGCAGGTTTGCCGTCCTTGCCTGTGTCTTTGAGCGCGTTGATGGATTTCTGATAAGTCTCAATACTGCCCGCTAGCACGGCTACATCGTCGGCGTATTCCAAGCCAAACAAATCTACCAGCGTGCCCATTTGGTCGGCTTTGGGCAGTTTGTTGAGCTGTTTCAAAAAATCCAACAAGGCTTGCTCACCGTTTTGCGCGATGTTCTTTTTTAGCTCCTGCGCCGATGTGCCCATTGCCTTTAAGGCAGCCTGAAACTTCGCGCCCTGCTTATCCGCCGTTTGCAGCTTGGTCAGCATGCCATTGATGGCTGTGCCTGCCACTTCGGGCGGTTTGCCCAAGCTGATAAACGCATTCGCCAGCGAAGCCGTTTGCAATTCGGTTAAACCAAACTGCTTCGCCACGCCGCCCACGCGCCCCATTGCAGTGACAATATCGCTGGCTTTGGCGGGGCTGCTGTTGGATAGATGGTTGATGGCATCGCCCAACTTGCCGATTTGGGCAATCGGAATTTGATAGACATTCGCCAGCTTCGCCATGCTGTCGCCCGCTGCATCCGCCGACATATCAAACGCCACCGACATCTTGGCAACGGTTTCGGTAAAGCCTTTAATATCTTGCCGCGCAATGCCTAGCTGCCCGCCGCTAGCGGCAATAGCCGCCAATTCTTTGCCCGCCATCGGGATTCTGTGCGTCATATCCAGCAAATCTTGCTGCATCTGTTGAAATTGCTGCGGCGTATCAAAATCCACCACCTTACGCACATCTGCCATGCTGCTTTCAAAGTCCATCGCCACCTTGATGGGCAGCAAAGTTGCGCCCACCCCCGCTATCACGCTCATGGCTTCGCTGCGTAGCTTTTCACGCGCGTCTCGCCCCAACTCCAAACGTGTTTGAATGGCTTGCCATTGTGTATGACGGCGGTTCATGCGGTTTAAGGTTTGTCCCAGCTCGGCTTGTTGCCGTTGCAAACGCGCCAAATCCGCGCTGCCCGATGCGCTGGCGCGGCGAATGGCTCGCCCCAACACGTCATACTGGCGTTGCAAAATAGACACGCTGCTGGCTAAATTGCGCGTACCACCCAGCACCGAGCCAATAGCCGCCAATGTGCCGCCTAATACCGCGCCAATCTTGATGGCTATTGATAATTCTGCCGCCATGCTTTATCCTTATGAAACCGAATAATTTTTTAAAGAAAGAAACAAAATGCTTGCTCTGATTGGTGTACTTGCTTTTGCCTTTGGCGCGCTGGCGGTGGTGGCAGTTGCCATAGGCGCAGCATGGGGTGGCTACTATGTGCTACGCGATGCAGCAGGGCTATTCAAAGAAGCTGCGCTGCTTATCCGCCACATGGCTCAAAAACACTAACCCTTCCGATACCGCTCCTTAATTTGCCGATTGGCTTCGTCTAGCCAGTCGGCAAATTCGTTGATGGGCAGCTCGTAAATTTCCTGCACGCTCCACCCAAACCACCACGCCACATCGGCGCAGGCGGAAAGCAGCGTAGCGTTAAGCGTCTGCTGCGGTTTCAGGCTGCCCTTCGTCTTCGGCGCGAAAGGTGGCTTGAATGCGCTCCAAATCTTTTAAATCCAGCATATCCAAATCTTCGGGTACTAGCCCCGTAATCTGCGACACCAACGCCAAGCCCTGTTCGGCTTCACTGGCAATGTGCACCACTGCACGCAAATCGCCCACACGCGGGCGGCGCACAGTTACTTTTTCCAGCACCTGCCCCGTTGCCAAGCGCACGGGGTAGGCAAGTTCAATCGTGGTTTCGCCGTTGAGGGCTTGGGTGAGTTGTTTTGCGGTTGTTGCCATGATGGTTTCCTTGTCTTAAAGGGGTTAAAAACAGGATAAATTATCGTTTCAGGCTGCCTCAACGGCTTTTAACGCGCATTAAAAAAACCAATCTCTCCTTGTTGGAAAGATTGGTTTTGCTATTTCAAGCAGCCTTTCGCCTTGCGCTGCGGCATACCCCTTTATACCCAAATCAAAGATTTGGACAAAGGGGCAACTACGCGCCGATGTTTTTGCGGAACTGTCTTAACGCATCCACCCCGCCCACGCGGTACATATTGGTAAAGGCGTTGTAGTACAGGCTCTCGCGCCCATCAATCACCATGCAAATTTCATGCGCCTGAAAGGTGGTGGGATGCTCGGATTTTTCCTTGGGCTTAAACGTGCCGATGGCGTTTTTGCTGAACATCACGGTGGTGGTTACCACCACCGGCACTTCGGTTTTGAGACCCTGCGCGTTAAAGGTTTGCAGGTTGCCGCGCACCATCAGCGTGGCGGCTTTAAACGGGTGGTAGGCTTTTTCGGCAACAGCGGGATAGATGCTGTTCCAAGTAATCTCGCCTTCCAAGGCTTCCACGCCGCTGGGCAGCTTGATGGTGCCGATCATGCCCAAGCCTTTGTGCTCGTCTTGGCTGATTTCTATCTCGGGCATTTTAAACTCGGCAGCCTGCCCCATCAGGTTGTTGCCGTTGAGATAGACATTGGCGTTGTAGATGACGTTGATTTCGCTCATGTTGATTTCCTTTTAGTGATTGGCGGATTAGCTGCTGGACACCAAGTTCGCCAAGTATTTGCGCGTCATCACGCTGGTATTGGTGGCGCGCTCCATCGGCAGCTTGGGCGTGTATTCGTACACAATCGGCACTTGCCCTTTGGAGAACGCGTCCACAAGGTCATAGTCGTAATCCAAGTTTACGGTAAAGCCAACAATGGATTGCAGCGTGCCAAAATAGGTGCGGTAGCCCGCCAACAGCGTATCCAGCAGGGCTTCGTCTATCGGCAAGTCCATGTATTGCAGGTCGAAGCGGCGCAGGCTCTCGTCGATCACATCGCCTGTGCGCTGCGCGGTTTCAAAGTTTTTGATGTGCGACACGGTCGGGAAGCACGCCAAGCGGTTGCCCCACAGGCGGTAGCCCGTGCCGTAGCTGTTGAACACGGTGGTGATGCCTTTTTCATTCAGGCGGTTGGTTTCCGATTGCGGGTCGTCCACGCGAGCGGTCAAGCCGATTTCCAAGCCTGTTACGCCTGAAAGCTCGCGGTTGGAAATACTGAACCAGTAGCCGTGTTCTACATCGGTTTTCATGCGCAGCCCTGCGGCATGGGTGGCAAGGCTCTCCACGCCCAGCAGCCCGACCACGTGCGGAAAGAACAACTGCACGCGGTCGCTGGATGTGTTGAAGTTGATGCTGCCCAAGTTGCCGCGCCCTGTAATCGCTTGACTGAGTGTGGTGCCGCGCGGCGCGTCTAGGTAGGCGATGGCGTTTAGGTTGTCCGCCAGCGTGATGAGCGCGGCAGCGCAGGTGGCGGTGTGGTCAAACTCGGGCGCGATGATGATTTTGGCATCTGCGCCAAAGCGGTTAAAGCCTTCTTTCACCAGCTCCATGCCCGTGCGCTTGCCCGTTGCCGCCACATAGCCGCCGATGATGTCGGCTTCGGTTACTTTGGCAGGGTCGGTGTAGCTGTAATCGGCGGTGGGCGTGGTGGGCAGGGTTTTGAATTGGATTTCGCCAGTAATCAAATCGTTTACCACATAATCGCGCCCTTCCACCAACGCGCCGCCGTTGCCGTTGAGCGTGTAGCTGCCCGCTTGGATTGCGCCGTGCGCGGTGCGGGCGATTAGGGTGTCGGGGTCTATGGTTAGGGCTTCGCCCGCCACGCTGGATTTGTGTTTGGCAGGGTCGCACACGTTGACCACATAGGCGATGCCCGATTGGTAGCGCGTCCAAATATGGGCGGCATCGGGGATGGTAAAGCCCCTGCCTGTAAGCGTGCCAAACTTGGCAAAGTCTTTGGCGGTTTGGCACAGGGTCAGTTCGTTGACCGCACCCGTGGGAGCGGTGCCGATGATGGCGGTAATCGCGCCGTCAACGGTGTAAACGGGGGATGAGCCGCCGTCAATGCGGATGGTTTCTGAACCGTGGTGGAATGCTGCTGCCATGTGGTGTCTCCTATGGCTGTTTGGGTTTTAACTGGGGGTCAAGCGGCGCGCCGCGCTGGCGGTGCAGCGTGCGCACAAGGGTGGTCAGGTTTTCAGGCTGCCTGTGCTCTACCTGCTGGGTTTCGGTCTGCACCGTGAGCGCGTATTGCCATGCGCCTGCGGTCTCGCTTAAAAACTGCTCGCGGATTAAATGGCAGGGCAGGCAGTTGGGCGGAGCAAAGCCGACCACGGCAAGGCGCACCGCATCCAAAATCGCCAACGCGCCGCTTTCGCCGTGCAGGCTTGCGCCAATCACGGTTAATTGCAGCGTGATGTCGCGCTGCTGGGCGATATGCCCCAAGCCTTCAATCCGCGTGAACTGGCTGCTCTGATACGCCACCAGCACCGCGCCTGTGGGGTGGATAAACTGGTAATCCTCGGGGCGTTCGGGGAACTCGTCCACCTGCACCCACGGAATCGCCTGCTGCACATGGTCGCGCAGCGCGTCAATAATCGGCTGGGTGGCAGACATCAGTAGCCGCTCCAATCGTGCTTTGCCGCCGCGCGGACGTGATACGCGCCGCGCTCGGGCTGGCGGGGTTTGTTGTCGGTATCTATGCCGATGTGGATTTTGCCGTCGCGGATTTGTTCCAGCGTTTTGAGCGTAGCCTGATACGCGGTTTCCAGCGTTTTGGGGAAATCGGCGCGGTTAATCCGCCGCGAATGCAAAAAGTGGCGCGCGATGTTGATGCACAAGGGTGGCAGAATGGTCGGCACGCTCGCCAGCGGCAGCGGATAACGCCCGCTCAAATAGCCGTCCACCAAATCGCAGGCGTAGCCAATCGCTGTTTGCACGATTTCCGCATTCGGCTCGGTGGCGCGTGGCTCATCGTTGGTGAGCTGCACCAGCTCGGTTTTGCTCATGGCGCGGGCTAAATCATCGGCGTTGATATACATGGCGCGTTACTCGGCTTTGTCGCCCTTGCCGCGCTTGGGTTTCTCGGTCGGCTCGGTGGCGGTTTCAGGCTGCGTGGCAAGCGGCTCGCTGTCTGCGGGTTCGCTTGCCGTTTGTGCGGTTTCAGGCTGCCCTGTTGGCGTGATTTCCGTTTCAGGCTGCCCTGTTGTTTCGGGCGTGCCAGCAGGCGTAACGTGCGCTGCGACTTGCGCGTATTGCTCGTCTGTCAATTCCACCACTTCTCCGCGCTCCACGCGGTAATCCGTGCCGTCATCGGCAGTCAAAATCAGCGGGGTGTTGGCAAGATAAAATTTCGTCATGGCTTAACCTTTCAACAATACGGCAATCACATCGCCCGCCGCAGCGGCAGCAGTTACGGCATAGCCTGCGGCTTGGGTCTCGCCTGCCACCGCGCAGCCGTTGGCATCGGACGCGACTTTCGCGCCTGCGGCAACCGCGCCGCCTGCTTCCACCAGCGCAATGCCGATGCACTCCACCGCCATTGTGTCGCCCGCTTCGGCATCGCGCGGCGATACACCCAGCACAGGCGCTGCGGCTTTGGCTTGCTTGCCGTCAAAGCCGATAAAGCGGTTGGCAACAATCGGCGCAGCGGCTTGGGCAGTGGTTACCAGTACGATTTTTTTAGTTGGGGTCATGAGTGGGTCTCACTTTCTGCAAATAGGGTTTTCAAATGGTAGCCTTGCAACTGCCACAGCTTTGCAAACGCATCTTTGTAGGCTTCATCGCGCCCGATGGTCTCGTCAAAATCGGCGGGGTTCAGGCAGCCTGAAACGCCGATGACCACAAAGCCATTGTGCAAAATCAACGCACACACGGTGGCGGTTTCGCCAAAGCGCTGATACTCCGCGCGGTCAATCAAAGCGGCTAATTGATAGCCTTCCAGCTTTTCCATTGCTTCTCCTTTTCAGGCTGCCTATGCGTTCAGGCAGCCTGAAAATCAATTAAACAGCCTTGTCAAACAAGAACCCACACGCGCCGCCGACTGCGGCAACTTTGCGGATGTCGGTATAGCGGGCGTATTCCGTTTTGCCGCCGTTTTGCTCAAAGCGGTCAACCACGGGCATACCCTTGCGGCGGAAGGTGTAGCCAAAGGCAGGCTCTCCTTCGTCGTTGCCCGAGCTGTGCACGGTTGGGCGCACAATCAGCGCGGCAAACGCGCCCCACACATCGTTGGTTTGCTTGTTTGGCGCGGCAGCAGAAACCGCGTTGCCAATCACCACTTCATCTACTTCAAATAAGATTTTCAGCAGGTCATGGGTGATGAGCTTGCGCTCGCCACTGCCCAGCATCGCTTGCAGCACGGGGTGATATGACAGCGCGTGCGCTACTTTCGCGCCCAGCACCAACACATTCGGCTTTACGCCACAAGCGGCGCGGACGGTTTCTTTCGCATCTGCCACGTCTTTCACAGGGTTGGCGTTGGCATCGCTCCATTGGGTTGCGGCGGACAAATCCTTGTAATGCCCGCTTTCATAAGATTGCTTGGCTTGCAGCAACGCCGCCGCTTCCAATTCCTGCCGCAGCTGCACGCCCAGCACCGCGCGGCGCGTGGCTTTGGCGCGCTCGTCAAACAGGCTTTCGGCTGCTTCGCGGTAATCCACGCCGGCCATCAAATCATGCTCTTCCAGCACAATCGGCAAATAATGCGGCGTGTCCAGCGTAATCACATTGCTGGCTGCGCCCACCGCGCGTTCGGTGGCGTGCTCCACAAACGAGCCTTTGCCAAACTTAGGCACTTTCACGCCTTCTTTATCGGTAAACACCACAGGGAACAGCTTTTCGCAGATAAACTCGGCTTGCTTGTAGCCCAGCGCAAGGTTGGTTAAGACGGGGTCAATCTGCCCGCGCAGGTTGCGTAAATGTGTAGTCATAGGGGCTTCCTTTTAAGCGTTGATGGTGCGGCGTGCCGCTTCTTCGTAGGAGATGTTTTCTTGCTTTGCCAACGCTAGGGCGCGCTGGTGATGGCTTTGCGCGTCGGGGTCGGCGTATTCGCCAAAGTCGCTGCTGCCGATTGTTTTCGGGCTGCCTACGCGTTCGGTGGTAGCAATTTCGCCTGCTGCCACAATCGGCGCGCCGCCGCGCAAAAAGTCTTTGAGCGCGTCCGACAGCTTTTTGCCCTCGCCAAAATCGGCGGGCGCAGTGTCGGGATAATCGGCACAATCCAGCACGGCAACGATTAAATCTTTATCGGCAGGTTTCAGGCTGCCTGCTTTAACCAAGCCTTCGGCAAAATCGGCGTTTTGCTGGTGCACAGCATCGCGCAGGGCTTGCTCTTGCTCGGCTTGCAGTTTCGCCAACTCTTCGCGGGCTTGCTTGGCGTCGGCTTCGGCTTTTTCCCGCGCGGCGCGCTCGGCTTCCAGTTGTTGTTCAGGGGTCATAGTGTCGTCCTTTGCAGGGGGTTCGGAAAAATTAGGCTCGGCTTCAGGCTCGGGCACAGGCGGCGCAACGGCTTCAATCTGCCAGTCGGGCAGCACGCGGTCGGCGGCTTCGATGCCGTCTTTGCCAATCAGCCACTCGCGCAAATTGCGCAGCATCCGCGCCAGCAGCCAGTCGCTCTCGCCAAAAGAAACCACGCCGTCTTCATCGTCGGCAAAGTTAATCGCCGCCAATCCTTTAACCGCAGGCGGATGAGCGCCCAAAAAGCCGACGTGGCGTAGATACCAGTTTTCAGGCTGCGGGTTGCTCGGGTGGTTCGGCGGATAGAAGCTGGCGGAAACTTTTTTGTACCTCCCCTTGCGCACCAGCTCGGCAAAATCGTCGTCCACCTGCGCAAAGTCGGCATACAGCGTGCCGTTTTCGGCTTTCAGGCTGCCTACCCAGCCATAGGCGGGAGCGTTGGTGCTGGGGTGTCCCACTACAATCGGGGCTTCGTGCTGGTCGGGGGAATAGTGGCTGGCAATCGCGGCAACCTGCTCGGGGGTAATCGTAATGGTGCGCCCGCTGTTGTCCGTGCGAGTGCCAGCGCGAAAGATTTCATGGCGCATGGCTCGGTCTCATAGATTGGTTGCAGCGGATTATGCGGATAGGCAGCCTGAAATTCTTTTAACGTGCATTAAAAAAAGCAGCCTGAAATGGCTGCTGGCAAAAATCGCGCTCCGTTGCGTTTTAAGCGCGTTTGAAGCGCGGGATAGGCAAACGCTCGTTTGAACGGCGCATCGCGCTGCTGGGGTGGTCTATTTTGGTCTAATCGCTATTTTTGCTTTAACGGCGGATTGCGGAGCGAAAAAAATCGGCGCGTGGGGAAAACGCGCCGTGTGGGTTTGGGGAAATGGGGGAATGCTTACTCATCAAAAATGCTCCTTTGCCGAGCCTGCGCATCGGCAGCGCGGGCGCGTTTGATGATTTGATAAATCTGTTGGGTGGCAAGGTTGTACTTTTTCGCCAGCTGCTGGTGGTTTCTGCCATCAAACTCCGCCCAAATCTGTTTGTCGCGCTCGTCCAGATCGCCGCCTGCGTTTTTAGGGAAATAGATAATCTGCCCGCGCCAGTTGTCGGTGAGATAGCGAGCGAGCTTTTTGCTGATTTGCACGGCGGTCGGGCGGTTGATGTGCGGCACGCTTGCCAGCAGGCAGGCGGTGGCTTGGTCTTCCAAATCAGCAATCAGCTCGGGAATGCGGCTGTCTGCCATGCGTGTCCTTTCATTTTTGAAACGTTGTTACAAAAATCATAATAATATCAATATTATAAAACAACAAAGGCAGCCTGAAAAGCTGCCCCAAAAACTTTATGTCGCACGGTCTCGCCATTTTTTTAACCGCTCAATAATATCGCGCATGGCATCGGTGTCTTTATCCCACCCTTCGCCGCCGTGTTTTTTGCAAAAAGCAAACATCGCGCTTTCCGCCGCAATCCGCACCGCGCCCGCTTCGTGTAATTCCAGCCACAGCGAGCGGATTTTTTTCTGCTGGTTGGGCAAATTTCTGTATCGCTCGCGCCCATCGGGCGTTTTAACTGTTGCCACAAAGCCCTGCGCTTTCATGTGGCGCAGCACGGTTTCCAGTTGCTCTGCGGTCAAATCCTTGCTGCTGGTTTTGCCGCGCGACACATTCGCCAGCAGGGCGCGGTAGTCGTTGTCGCTCATGCCCACCTGCTGCTTGGCGATGTGGATTAGGCGGATTAAGCGGGGTTTAATGGTATTGTTGCTCATCGTTCGCTCCTAAAAAGGCAGCCTGAAAAGCGGGAATGCGTTTCGGGCTGCCTCTGGTTTATTTAACCGCGTCTTTCAACGCCTTGCCCGCGCTGAATTTGGGCACGCGGCTGGCGGGAATCAGTACCGCTTCGCCTGTTTGCGGGTTGCGCCCCATGCGCTCGGCGCGGTCGCTGGTTTTAAACGTGCCAAAGCCGATGATGGCTACTTCGCCGCCCTGCGAGAGCGCATCAATCACGCTGGCGCAGAATGCGTCCACCGCGTTGCCCGCTTGGGCTTGCGACAGCCCCGCGCGGTCGGCGATTTGTTTGATGAGTTCGGATTTATTCATGGTGTTACTCCTGTTGGTAAAGTTTTAAAAGGGGCGGATTTGCCGCTCCGCCGTTGCGGGTTTTATAAATTGCCTGCGCTACGGGCTGCTGAGCCATGCTATCGCTGCGTCCAAGCTGTCAAATCTCATCATGCCCTTAAACCGTTTAATACCCGAGCGATGCCCTGTGCGGGTGTAGGGCGAATAAACTTCATAGCCTATCCATTTCCTGCCCCGCTTTTTAATATAGCGGTTCATGTTCACACCCCCGCAAAATCCAACACCACTTGCTCATACTTCCCAGTCGCATCGTTGCGCTGGTAATAGCGGATATACTCTCGCGTCGCCTGCGTATGCAGGCTATCGGCAATCGCCTGCATAGCGCGTTTCCACTTATCATCGTCAATTTCCAGCTTGCGCAGCTCCAACACCTTGCGCACATTGATTTTGCCTTCTTTGCTCACATCAAACGCTTGCAGCACAAAGGTTTTCAACTCAGCACGGCTATCCTGCGTCCACTCGTTCAGGCACTCGTCAATCAACGCCTTGGCAGCTTGCAGCCGCTCGTCAAAGTGCAGCACATCGGCTTGGGCGATGATGATGCGCTGCTTGCCGTCAAAACTGGTCAGCATGGTGTTGCCTTTTACGCTGCGTTTTGCGCCGTACTGCTCCACGCTCAAATCAATAAAAGCGTTGGCATCTGCCATTTGCTGCGCTTTCAACTCTTTCATCTGCTCGCGCAGCGGCAGGACTTGCGCGAAGGCTTCGCGGATAAAATCATCACGCGCCAAGTCAATCGGCTTCATATTGGCAATCGGCACAAGATTGCCACGTGCGTCTTGGCGGTATTGGTTTAAATCAAGGTCTTTCATGGTGTCTCCTAAAATTTCTTGGACTGGGTTAATCGGTTCAACATCTGCTGCACCCGCTTTTGCGCGGCTTGACGTTCGGCTGCGCTGGGCGGTTCGCGCTTGTTTTCCAGCAGCCCCGCTACGGGTAGTTCGCGGCGCGGCGGTATCAGGTGGATAAGCTGGGCGGGCTGCGCCCATCTGTCGGCTTGGCGGATTAGGCGACGAAAGGCAGCGGGCAAGCGTTCGCCGTCGGTTTCAGGCTGCCACGCCCATGTAGTCGGGGTTAAGGCTTCTTCCCACACCGCCGCCACGGCAGCAATCGCATCGGCGGGCGGCGAGCCTTGCAGGCGCAGCACCAGCAGTTTTTGCAAGCCTTCAATCATTTGGTTGTATGCCCAGTCGGGCATTTTCGGCGGGCTCATCGGCGCAGTCCTTGTAGCGTCATCGCCGCGTTCAGCGTTTGGCTGCTTTCAGGCTGCCTTTGTTCGGGCGCAGCGGGCAGCGTTTGCAAGCCTTGCCCTTGCCAGCCGCTGATGACTTCATATAAATACCCATGCGACTTCAACGGCAATTTCAGGCTGCCCACATTGCGTCGTGATAACAGCTCACGGAAACCATAAATCCATGCTTCGGGCGGCGCGGGATATTCCAAACTGTTTCGGCTGATTGCGCCGCGCTCCATATCTGGCAGCAGCTTGCCCAGCAGTTTTGCCATACGCTCAAAGGTCAGCGCGGTTTTGGCGGGGCGAAACAGCGCAATGTATTGCACCGCCAGCTTGCCCACTTCGCCGCCCACCTGTGCCACCGCCCACACCGCTTGGCGTGCGCCCTCATGGGCAATCAGCGCATCTAGGCTGTTTTCTGCGCCGCAGCAGGGGCAACGGGTTTTCATGTGCTCTCCGCTTCTTTCAGGCAGCCTGAAAAGTTGTTTGCCGTTGCCAAGCCATGTAGCGCGGCGTAAATCGCATCGTTTTCGTGGCTGTATTCGGGCATTGCGCCGTAGAGCAACACGCCATCGTGGTTGGTAATGTCGCAGCCGAGCTTGCCGTCTTGCCGCGTAATGCGGATTTCTAGGCTGTATTCCTTGATGATATTCATTCGCCGTCCTCCAAGAATGCGCTGGGGTAGCGGCGTTGCACGCTGTGCATGGCGGCGGCGACGCTGTAAAACGTTTCCTTTCCGCCGCCGTCCAATTGCAACACGGCTTGGTTGACGGCGGGGCGGTAGTCGATTTTGCCAATCGCCAGCGGGTCGTGGGTATGGCTGGGCAGATACACGGTGTAGCGGGTCATGGCTGTTGCTCCTCGGGCTGGGGTTCAAGCACCACCCCTGCAGTAGGGTCTTGCTGCCACAAGGTGGCTAGGGCAAAGGCTTCGCTTTGCGTTTGGCAGGCATAATGCAAGCGTTGCAGCGCATAGCGGGCGGCGTGGTCGGCAGGGTATTGGCTGGCAGGCGGCGCGTGGTGCAGGTTGTCGCAGGTGTAAACGGCGATTTCAGCCTGCCTTGGCGGTTCGCTTGGCACGGCGTGTGCGATGGATTCCGCCATGATGCCGAGGTAGAAAAACACGCCTGCGCTGGCAAATGCCGCTGAGCACAATTCGCCCAATGTGTAGCTTCTCATCTCACACCCCCTTCACCACATCCGCGTCCACCCTGTCAAAGCCCAGCTGCGCGGCTTCGTTCATGGCGGCGGAGACCAAATTGTTTACCGCCAGCGGATATAGCAGGCTATGCTGCTCCAGCCCTTTGCTGGCGCGTGATGTAACCGTCAGCCGCGCGGCAATGGCATCAATCGCATCATCGTTTAGGATTTGGCTGGCATCCGCGCCCGCGCGGTCAAATTTGTGTTTCAAATAGCCTGCCAGCTTGCCGTCGGTCAGCGGTTGCAGCGTTACCACTTCGCAGCGTTGCACCACCTCGCGCACATTCGGATTGTTCTCCGAGAGCTTCTGCGCCAGCTCGGTCTGCCCAATCAGCACAATGCCAATCAGCCGTTCAAAGCCGTTTTTCAGTTCAAAAAAGCGTTTCAAGTGTTTCAGCGTGGGCAGCGGCAAGCCGTGCGCCTCTTCAATAATCAGCACGTGTTTGTTGCCCGCCTTGGCGCTTTCAATCAGCGCGTTGTGGATTTGGCGGAACCGTGCTTCGGGGCTGCGCTTGGGCGGTGTGTTGGGCGACACCGCTTCCAAAACCGCCTCGGCAATATGCACCGCTTTGAGCGTTTTGCCTTTCTGGTCGTTATCCTCCATCGCCAGCACATAAGGCTCAATCAAAATCACAGGCTTGTTCTCGCGGTTAATGCGGTCTTGCAGGTCTTCGCGCAGGGTGGATTTGCCCGCGCCGCTTTCGCCCACCACCGCCATAAAGCCGCCTTGGGTGGCTACTTGAAACATCGCCTCGCGCACATAACGCGCATCGGGGGTCAAATACACATCCTGCGCGGCGCGGATTTCGTCATGGAATGGGTCGCGCGTTAAGCCAAAGTGTTGCCGTGTGGCAAGCGATAAAGCCGATTTTCTTAAAAGCATTTCGTTGTCCTTTTCGGGTTTAGGTTCGTTCTGTGTGGCGGGCGGTTTC